ATATATGAACGATAAAACGTCCGGTAATTGCAAATGTCACAGAAAAGCACGTTGCTGTTACAAGACCATATATCACAGCTTTTCGCGTACCCCTGTCACATTCCTCATACTTCTTTGCCCCGATTCTCCAGCCCGTCATAATGGCATTTGCCTGTGCAAGCGCAGCTCCCACACAATATGAAAAATTGGCTATCTGCATAGCATACGAACGAGCTGTAACATTCATTCCATCCGTATCCATATGGTTCATAAAACATACTATAAATGTCATTGCCACATTATAAAGTGCTGTTTCGAATGCCGAAGGAAAACCGATTTTAACAATCTGTGCAAGTATCTTTCGTGGTTGTGCGCGCTCAGGACTTTGCTTTGCTTTTATAAGTACAGCTCCCATTGCTGCTACAATAATAAGATTCACAACCTTTGAAAAAACTGTTGCAGCAGCAACTCCCATTACTCCCCAGTTAAACACAAACAAGAATACCGAATTCAATATAATATTAATTACATTACCAACAACTGTGCCTATTAAGGAATGTTTTGTATAACCAAACACTCTTAAATAACTCGAAAAAATTGGAATAAGCGCATTTAAAAAACTTGCACCTCCAACAATTTTAAGGTATGTTTCAGCCGGCTCAAGTAAAGCAGGGGCAATACTCACTATCTTAAGTATCCACCCAGAAAAAGCAGCAAGAATAAAAGACATCAGGATACCTGTCAGTGCATTAAATACAAGTCCAAGCTGTCTGGCCTGATATGCAATTCCAGGTTTTCCAGCTCCAATATTTTGTGACATAACTGCTACCATACCGGATGATATTACCCCGAACATGATAATAAAAACACCTATATATGTATTTGCTGTTCCAACAGCCCCCACAGCCTGATCACTTACTGATGATAACATCAGTGTATCAACCATACCTGAAAGCATATAAAATAAAGTTTCCAGGCATATTGGCACAGATAGCTGTGTCAATGTTTTTCTTTCACCTTCCATACATTCTCCTTAAAATACTAATGTAATATATATTATCAAATTCAGTTTCCGCATGAATCGTCCCACCAGTGTTTACGAACTCTGATAAGGGCAAATACAAGGGCAAAAAATCTGATAACACATTATAACACAAAATGAAAATGACATGGTGATTAACCAGTAGGAAATGTTGCATGATTAATCTGCTGTTTTGGCTGCCTTGATACTTCTTAGGTTGACGGCTAGATACGCATTAGAGATGTCTACATCCAAATGCTGTTCTAGCAAGGGACTTTTCCCTTGAACCCTTTGTTTATTATATGTGGGGCGCTTTTCGCCCCCAAATAGTGAAAGTGGGGGCACTTTCTGCCCCCGCTCAGGAAATATTGCTAAAATTGCGCCAATCTCGACAGTAATACCCATAATTCTGTTAGCAACGGTCGATACCTCCTTCCGTAAAAATGGGCATAAAAAAAAACAGAAACTATTGCAGAATTATATCTTGTTTAAGAAAATATTTTAATTTTAAAGATAAAAAATTCTTCATCCTGCAATGCTTTATATTCCATATTGTAATTATTCAGAATATTACTTACAATATATAAACCTAATCCATTACTATTTTCCTTATTTAAATCAAATTTAACATCAAATATTTTATCCATATTCGAAATTTTATTGTTACCGTATGTATTCTCTATATATAACCAATCATTAACTATCCCAATATTAATTACCCCATTTACATCAGTATATTTTACCGCATTACTAATCAAATTAGATAGAATAATCTTTAAAGCTGTTTTTCCTATATAAATATTCTCATCTAATATATAATTATTGACAGTTATTTTCTTTTGATTTGCTAATATTTCATACTTTTTTAATATGTCTTCTAATGTATCATTTATTTTCAAATATTCTTCATCATTATTCAAATTTTCTATAGAATGAACTGATAATATTTGAGAAATATTTTTTGTTAAACTATCAACGATTTCAATACATTCATTAATATAAATATCTCTTTCTTTATATTTTCCAATATTGTATTTCATGTTTTCCAGTATTATTTTAAGACTAGCAAGAGGAGTTTTAAGTTCATGGGATGCGCCTTTAAAAAAGTCATATTTTAACTTTTCTAATTTTAAAATTTCTTTATTTTTAAATTCCAAATCGTCAATTGTTCTTAATAAAGTAGAATACAAATCATTAATTTGTTGTTTTAATTCTCCAACCTCATCATTAGAGCTAACTTTTAAACGCGTTTTTTTATCCAGTTTCATCATTTTATCAGTAACAATTTTTATTTCTTGTAAATTATTTTTTATTGATTTTGCATAAATTAAAGAAATAATAGCAGAAAATAAAATTGATATTAATAATGAATATGGTAAAAATTTAAGGCTTAAATCTTTCGCATCTCTTTGCATATCAGCTGTAGAAACAAATTGTAGATTTATTTTTTTACCATCATTAAGCTTGATTTCTCTTTCTTCAATTATCAAAGAATTACTATCACTTTCTAAATTAACATTTATATTATCTTTGATTTGTATTTCATTCGTATTATTCTCTTCTTTTATAAATGCTTTTATTTCACTACTTTTAGAATAAAGTTCCAAAGTTTGTTCTATATATTTTATTTCTTTTCCATTCATATTACTAGAAATTTCATTTGCAATATTATAAATCTTTTCTTTTCTCGTCTCCAAATATGTTTTAGGAAAGATAAAAAAAACTAATGAATGAACTAATATAATTATTATTCCAAGAACAGAAAATATTTGTATGAACATTTTGGGAAATATCTTTAATTTTTTCATTTTCTCTCCAATTTATATCCTACATTTCTTATAGTAGTTATACAGTCTAATTGTAATTTTTTTCTAAGTTCTTTTATATATACATCTATTACTCGATCATAAGGAGTTTCTTCGCTATCTTTCCATACATAATCAATAATTTGCATTCTTGTTAACACTTGTCCATTATTATCCAATAAACATTTTAATACTTCTAGTTCTTTTGCATTTACATCTATTTCTTCACCATTTATTTTAGCTGTATAGCTATTAAAATTAACCGATAGATCCTTATATTCAAACTTCTCTAAATGTCCATAATTCTTCTTAATTAAAGAATCTATTCTAGCCTTTAAGACCGGCAATGAAAATGGCTTTTCTATATATCCATCTGCCAGATTAGTAAACGCATCAATTTTATATTCTTCATCACTAAATGCAGTCAGGATTAGAATTGGTAAATTGCTTTTCTTTCTAATTTCTTTCAACACTTCTAACCCATTAATAAAAGGTATTTGAATGTCTAAGATAACCAGATTTATATCGCTATCAAATTTTGACAAGGCTTCTCTTCCATCTTTAGCTTGAATAACAGTATATCCAAATTCTGAAAGATATTCACTTATTCCCTCTCTTATCATATTATCATCTTCAACAGTTAATATTTTCATATATACCTCCACTTAAGCCTATACACTTATATTATACAGCATATTATTTGATATTTAAAAGCAAAAAAATTTTTGGTGCTAAAAAGCACCGAAAATTTTAATTATTGTCAATTAATAATTCTTTTGGATTCCTTCTTAATATATTGAATGAAGAAATAATCAATGATACAAGAAGTACTAAACTCATAAATATAACTACATAAATTATAAATTTAGGTAATACATTTATATCTAAACTTGATAATGTCTTGTTAAATCCTTCTGCTTCTGCCCCACCACCTAATTGGCTAGATGCAGATTGTCTAGCTATTTGTTTAGCTATATCACCAGTAACCTTATTCAATATATTATTCCCAAGCTTATCAGCTGTATATTGAGCTAAGAAATAAGAACCAACGAATGCGGGGATTGATATAAATACCATCTCAATTAGGAATTGACCAAAAATTTCTAATTTTGATATACCTAATGATAGTAATACTGCTATTTCTTTCTTTCTAGCATTCATCCATAAGAATAATAATAATGAAACTACAACTCCTGCAAATATTAATGAGCCAACAAATAATTTATTTGAAATTGAGTAGATACCTGATATAGATTGTTGTAATGCAGGGTAATTTGATGAACTTTTAATCAAATTATATTCTCTCCAATTTATATCTAATTTCCCAAGATCTTTTATTACACTATCAAGATTCTTATCACCTTTTACAAAGAATGTTGCATCTTGGTATACAGCTGTATCTTCTGTATTACCATAAACTTTAGCAGCTGTATGAACATCAGTGATTAATGTATTTTCGTATAGTTCTTGTGCTGCACTTACTCCACCGCTATTATGCCCATCGAATAGACCTTTAATTTCTACTTCTACTGTTTCATCTGCACCTTTCTCATTATCAGCATCAAATAAATTAGATTTTATTTTTATCTTATCTCCAACTTTAAGATTATTTTTTTCAGCTAAATCTTTATGCATTAAGATTTTATTTTTATCTTCATTTTCTAAATGCTTTCCTTCTACTAATTTATATGCTCCTGATACAAATTTTGTTTCTTTTGATGAGTCGTTAACTCCGGTTAACATCACTGTTCTTTTAAAATTCTTCGCTCTTTTAGGCGATTGATTCGCAAGAGTCTCTTTAGTTTCAATAATATCATAATCAACTAAATCTGCAACACTGTTTATTCTTTTTACATAGGAGTCTATACTATCTGTTTGAGCTATCTTTTTAATATCTTCACCTTTTACATTTCCTCCACCTCTAGGTGTTCCTGGATTTACTTGTCTATTTATCTCCATAGAAAAACTATTTGTTATATTAGCAAATGTTTCTTTTGAAGCTCTGTCCGTAGCATCTTTAATAGATAAACTTATAAGACTTAAAGTTGACATAGCCAAAATAACTAACATAATAATTATTGATTTTAAGCTTTTTCTAGTTATATAAGCAAATGCATTTTTTATCATTATTCAACCTCCAAATTCATTTTATTTTACTTTTTTTAACTTCTTACCACTTAGCTCTAAAATGATATCCGCAGAATCTGCTGCTTCCTTACTATGTGTTACAACTATTACACATTTATTCCTTTCTTTAGCTAATGTCTTTAATATATTAATTATTTCTCCGGCAGTAACACTATCCAGATTACCAGTGGGCTGTGTTAAGTTAGTACAAAATAGAAAACCCCAGCAAGGCTGCTGCCTGCCGGGGTTTTATTTTACAGTCCATTTCCTTTGAACATTGCCCACCCGCCTTTTGAAAACGGGTTGTTTTTATCTTTCGGAAAGTCCTTTAGATATTGCTTGAATAAACTTGCTCTTATATGTTCATTATATTTCGTCAGTCCCAAGCATAGCCCTTTTATTATATATCCTTTAATTGGTGGGTGTATATCCTCCGGCATACCGCAGAAATTTATAATTGCAGTGTCCATTTTCCAGAACTTTTCCCCTATTTCCATATATTCTTCTTTTTTCAATTATTGCCTCGCCCCCTTTGTATTTTATGCGGTTGTGTTCCGTTTCGTATTGCGTTGTGCAGATATTCAAATTCTTTTATTGTCGCATCTCTTGTAATATATTCTTCCTTGCCTTTAATTTCTAATAAAATTTCTATTGTGTCTGGTTGTCCCTCGTACCAGCAGAATATCTTTGTTTCTCCTTCATTGGTTTGTACCATTCGCATATATTCTGGTTTCTTGTTCCGTCTTTTTATTCTCTTCTCTTTTTTCTCTTCTTCCGCTTTAAGCATTTTGTATATCTCATCTTCCGTCCACTCTTTTCCTCTTTCCATTTATAGCACCCCGTCTTTTATTTTCAGAATTATTTTGCACTGTTCTCATATAATCTGCCAGCGTGTATTCCCTGCTGCTGATAAAATACCTGTTTGCCTCGTACCCTTGTACTTCTTCCAGTGTCAGCGCTTTTTCCCCTTTATACATAAAGTTGTATATATTAGCAATCCCGTTTTCCGTCTGCCTGTCGTTCATCACTTCAAGCCAGCCGTCTTCCTGCTTCGGCGTGTCGTTTCCAACTATCATGCGCCAGCAATTTTCAATCACCTTGTTTCTGGTTTCCAGATAGTTTTCTGCTATCCTCTCCCCTTTCTGCTGTGTCTTCCTTGTGTAGTGGTGGCAATGGTGGCACGGTGCTTCTGCGTCATTGTAATATAAGCACTTTTCGTCTGTATAATATATACATTCCGAACCGTCCCAGCCATGCAGAAAGCCCTCTTCAAATTCCTGTTCTTTTACTCTTTCTGCCACGTTAATTCCTCCCCGGTGTCCCGCTGGTACTTCTCTTTTACCGCTTCCACAACATAGTTATTCTGTGAGGAATAGCCCTGCTGCTTCGCAATCTCTTTTATGCGGGCTTTCATGCCCTTTGGCACCGCAAGTTCCATGCGGTCATAATTGTGGTCACGGTATTTGTTCTTTGCCGCCGTTGCTGCTGGTCCTCTCGGTATAGTCTTCTTTTCTGTTGTATCTGGCATTTTCTGCACCTCCTGTGGTTTTTAATCAGTATATCACACTTTGTTTTCTTACGGAAGTATACATTTTATACAATCTTACGGAAGTATATTTGTATATTTTGCCGATTGCTTTTATACTTCCGTAAGTATATAATAAAGACAGTTAAAGAAATCAAACACACGGAGGTCAAACGATATGGGAAAAATCATTTACATGGAAGATAGAATAAACGGGCTGCACTGCTACACCCCAGAAATGGGACAGCGCAAGCCAGAAGTCAAAATGGAAGCCAGCCTTTCATATTATGGCAAACATTATGATTGCTGCCCGTGGCTGCTATAAAGACCAGATAGACAGTATCAAAGCTGTTGAAAACGGCATTGATTACACATATAAACCGATATAACGCCGTATTTGCCCCGTAAACGTAAAAAGACCGCAAGTGGTGTATTTATCCACTTACGGTCTTTTCTTCTCATTCTGGCTTATTCTACAAAGCGTCAGCGGCATTATTTAAGGTCTGCCAGCGTGTTTCCCTCTTCGTCAACAATCTTCGTGACTTCTTCCGCCATCTTCTCTGCTTCTTCCTTTGTCACGCTCCCGGTAATGTTCCCGGCTGCGTCGTAAAGGTTCACTGTGCCGTCTGCGTTGGTTTCCGTGGCGCCCTCCGGCACATTGTCTGTGGCAATAGCTACTTTCTCTGTTGTTGTCACTGGTGCCGTGGTGTTAATCACTACCGTTGCAGCTGGTGTGGCTGTGAGTGCTTCCAGCGGTTCTGCGGTGTTGCTTTCTTTCTCTCCGGCTTTCATGGCATTGTATGCCGTCTGTGCAATGGCTTTCAGCTGGTCTTCTGTGACATTCAGCCCGGCTTCATCAGCAATCTTCTTCAACTGTTCCACAACTGCCGCCATCTTCTCTTCCCCGGTCTTATCCTTTTTGAACTCTTTTGCCCATTCCACAAACTTTGCTGCCCACTCTGACAGTTCGCCCAGCTTGTCTGTGACGGTCTTTGGAATGTTTGGGCAAACGTACTTTCCAATTAAGAACGCCCCCAGTGTTACGGCAAAATATACGGCTGCATAAATTACATTATCCATTGTCTTTTCCTCCTGTTGATTATGCAGGCAGCTTCAATGTCTGCCCAGCGTAAATGGTGTTACTTGTAAGACCGTTCATGGTCTTAATTTCATTGTATCTGAACCCGTCGCCCAGCTGCTTTGCTGCGATTGCCCAAAGGCTGTCACCACTCTTCACGGTGTATGTACGCACGCCGCTTCCCGGAATTTTGATTTTCTGCCCAACACTAATGACGTTAGGGTTTGCAATCCCATTGTGGCTTGCTAACTTCTGGTATGTGGTGCCATACTTTTCAGCAATGCCAGAAAGTGTGTCACCTCTCTGCACGGTGTATACCTGTTCCCCGGCTGTTCCCTGTGCAGGCTTTGCAGGTGCCGCAGGCTGTGCAGGTTCGCTGGTTGCTTTCTTTGAGAAGTCCGGCACGCCATAACCTCTGATATAACGCCCGTTGACTTCCAGTGTTCTTCTTCCAACGGCATTGGACTTGTTGCCCTCAACAACTGTGATAGTGTTACCGTCGCAGCTTTCTACAACGCCCACATGGTCTGAACTGCCTGTGCAGTCACCAGCGCCGTTGTCGTCCCAGTCATAATAGATATAGTCGCCCGGTTCCGGCACCTTTGCGTCATTCTCGCACCAGCGCCCCATCTGCTGCCACAACTTAATCTGACGGTCACAGCTGCACTCCGTAGGGATAATGTCTGTGTAGCCCGCTTCAATGGCAATCTTTGAACCAAAGGTTGCGCACCATGCGTCACTGTATTTCACTTTGTACCCCTGCGCTAACGGCTTGTGGTTGTTGTAGGCGTCAATGATTGCGTGGTGTGCTGCTGTACCCTCTTTCACTCCCACATACGCTGCCGCCCTTGCTGCAAATTTCTTTCTTACTTCTGATACATTCATATTGCTTGTACCTCCATTCTTTTTATTGCTAACGGCTCCGGCTGCGTACTGGTCATAGTATTTCTGCCCATATCCTGCACGCTTTGTCTTCACCGTGTCGCTCTGGTCTGCCGGGCGCTCAAACTGTGTCAGCACTGCATTTGAAGCAGCAATGACGGTCTGTGCGCTCTTTAATACTGACAGTGTGGCTTTGTAGCCCTCTGTCAATTCTTTCATAAGGAACCCCAGCTGTGTTTCAAGGTCGCCAATAGACTTCCCGGCTGCTTTTGCATATTCCAGCAAAGCGGCTTTTCTGGTGTGGTATGTCCACTGCGCCAGCCCATAGCCTGCGCCGTCCCTTGCAAAGTTTCCATAGCTGCCGTTGTCCACGGCTGCTGTGTAGCTTGCGTCAGTATGTCCCAGCTTCTTTTCATAGCTGTTCTGCAAGTTCTGCGGGTTCAGCCCGCTTTCTGCATATAAGTTCCCCATCAATCCGGCTGCCCCACAACTGGACAGCCCTTTTGATTTCAGAAAATTCCAAATCTTTTCTGGTGTTGTTTTTCCTATTAGTCCCATGTCTTATACCTCCCGGCGCTACTGCGTCATACTTGAAAAGTCAGACAGCGTGCCGGACAACTCCGGGTATGCAGCTTTGATTTTCAGCAGGTTTTCTGCCTTTGCTTTCCAGCAGTAGAACGCTACTGCGGCAGCAGTTACCCCGCCAACGAACGTCAAAAGGACTGATAACTGGTAAAAATCCTTTGTGACCACTACCCACACGCCCACGGCAAATGCTATGTAGTAAGTCGCCAGAATTGAAAAGATAATGATTTTTGTTGCGCTGGTCTTTCTTTCCGGGTGTTCCTGCAACTCTTCTTTTCTCTTCTTCCTGCGCTGTCTGAAATACTGTAAATTCCATAAAAAAAGCACTGCTAATGCCAGTGCAAATCCAATGATAAAAAATATTAAACTTTTCATGTTGCTGTTTTGTACCTCCTATGGTTTTTCTTCCGGCTTTGTCAAAGCAAAGTCGTTTGTGCGCATACATTCTTTGTAAATATCCACTATGTACTCATGCGCAACGTCAACTTGTCCGTTTGTCAACTTGTGGTCCTTAATATACTTGTCATACTTCGCCAATGTATCAATAACATGGTCAAACTCTTCTTTTGTATGGCGTTCATGGTTTATGCAACTGCTCTGGAATGATAGTATCTCCGTGCGCCAGCTATCAACCTTGTGTTCTATAAAGTCATTTTCAAGCTGGTTCAGCTGCTCTTTCAAGTCGTGGTTCATAAGATTTCCCAGCTGTTTAATCAACCAGCGAACGGGCTGTATTTTAATTCCCGGCGTTAAGTCAATAACAATCCCAATCCCCGCAAGCCATACAATAGCTTTTTGCGCCATGTCCCAGACGTCTGCTGGGTTAAGCGTCTGTATTGCTTCCACTGTCCGTCACCTCCTTTTCTTCTGGCTGCTTGATATAATCATCAGCGCTGCCGTAATATCCGCAGAATAGACCGCATTTGCTGGCTGGCTTCTTCTCCGGTTCTGGATATGGCTTGCCCATTTCCTGCAAGTACAGTTCGTTTAGGCTCTGGCGCATACCGTAGCTGTTGAAATGCTGTAATATGCCCCGGTATGAAGCAACGGACCTATCCAGTGTGTCTTTGTCAATCTCTCCTGCGTGATATGCTGCAAACATATATTTCAATCTACGTTTCAGCTTCTTTGCCGTCTTCTTGCGCAATTTTATGTGTGTTGACCAAATGCGGAAGCCTACAAACTCAATGCCCATGCTGGTTGGTCTTATGCAAGTTTTCTTGTTAAGCTGCAAATGCAGCTTGCTTCCCAGAAAGTCCGCAATTTTGTTCTTTATCTTTTCCAGATACTTTTTGTCTGGGTGTAAAATAATAATGTCGTCCATATAGCGTATGTAATAATGCAGGTGCAGTTTGTGTTTGCAGAACTGGTCAAGTTCATTTAAGTACAAATTTGCAAACATTTGTGAAGTCAGATTGCCAATAGGCAGTCCAACTTCTCCCAGCAATTCATCAAACGCCACGTCGCCAATGTCGGCACCCAGCGGCAGACCAAAGTTTGTGTCTTCGCAGTTTATTATTACTGACAAGACGTGCAACAAATCTTCATCAGCAATCTTCTTCCGCAAAATATCCATCAATACTTCATGGTCTATCCGGTAAAAATACTTTGCAATATCCAGTTTCAAATAATAGAAACGCTGCGGCTTCCGGTCAGTCTGCTTCAACCAATCATGCAGGCGGTTGACTGCTTTGTGTGTTCCCCTGCCTACTCTGCAAGCGTAGCTGTCAGAAATGAACTGCTTTTCAAAATATGGGTTCAGCTGGCTATATATAGCGTGCTGCGCCACCCGGTCTTTGAAAGTGAGTGACATAATCATGCGCTTTTTCGGCTCATAAACATAAAATATGTTGTAGCGCCCCACGGTGTAGGTCTGCCAGATAAATTCATTCTGTAATTCAATCAAGTTTTCTTCCAGCTTATCCGTGTACGCCATCACATCTGGTCTGTACCTCTTGCACTTTATCCCGGCTTTGTACGCATTGAAAAGATTTTCAAAATCGTAAATCATAGGGAAAATGTTTTTGATTTTGTGCAATTTCTTTTCCCTCCTGTTGTTAAAATCTGCCGTACAAATCAAACTGCGGTTCTTCCGCAGCCCAAACGTGATATATACATTCAGTGCCAGTCTTTCCGGCTCTGACTTTCAGCCCTGCGGCTTACTAACTATCTTTACGGCTATTCAATCTTTTTCCTACGGCTCCCGGCTGGCAGCCTTTGGAATGGAAATAAACCCCTTTAACCCAAATGCACTGGACGTGTCCACTTGTGGGCACGACTACTGGCAGAAATGGGGTGAAGCGGAACGGAGCGAAACGTTGTTGTTGACGTTAGAACGGGCGTTGTTCAAGTTCAGCGCACCAGCACCACCGTTGGAAGTGTTGTTGAAACTCGAACCCCGGATAGGCACGGCAAGTCCTCTATTAACGGCTTATTCCCATAATATAAAAAGCAGGTGTTGCCCTGCCTTTTACCAGTCTTATTTTGCAGCACTCCCATTTCCGGAAGTGCTGCCGTTCAGTGATTTATAATAGCCACCCACCATGCAGCCTATTTCATTGATATATCGTGCCATCATTTCATATTTCTTCATTGGCAGACACGGTTTGCCGCTACGTGTGTATTTTGTGCTTGCCGCAAGCCTTATCAAATGCCGCAGCACATCAACTTTCGTGTCCAGTTCTCCAAGTGTCGTCTTCTTGTAATGCTTATTTTCAAGCATTATGACCAACTCCAAAATATCCAGCATTGTTCCGTCTATCTTCTGTGCAAGTCCTCTTTTCGCTCTGGGAAACTCTTCAAGCTGTGGTCCTGCATATTCCAGCATTTCCCAGACTTTATTTTTCATTTTGAAGTCTTCCTGTGTGGCGTTATCTCGCACATTGTCCAGCTGTGGCGGTCTTTCTTCTGTTTTGTTTTCCGGCATTTCTTAAACCACCTTTGTTGTATTTTGTAGTATGGGGCTTACTGCCGTAAGCCCCGCAGTGTATCAGTTCCCAGTTTCCAGTTATTCAACTAAAGCGGAACGGAGCGAAACGTCGTAGTTGACGTGAGAACGGGCGCCGTACAAGATCAGCGCACCAGCACCACCGCGAGAAGTGTCGAGGAAACCCGAACCCCGGAAAGGCAGTCTTTCGCCGTTATTTCTTGCCCAAAATCTGCCCGGCGTTGTCTGTCCTGCGTCTGGATATAAGCCGGACGCAATCAAAATCTGTGGAATGGTTACGCCGCTTACCGCCTTTGTATCTTTGAATGGTACGCTTGTGTCGTTGCTGTCGGTTGTCTGTGTCGTGACACTTGTGTTGATACGCAGTGTTGCGTCACTTGCACTGGTTCTGTCAATCTTTAATGTTCCAACCGTTCCCGGTGCTACAAGTGTGCCGTCCGGCTTAATTGCTTTCCACTCTGTACTTTTTGCGCCCATGTTGCAGTCAGACTTCATGGCGTTTCCGTATGGGATAATCTGAATTTCACCATCTACAATGCGCATACCAGATACCCACTCCCAGCAGTTGCCGCAAAGGTCGGCAATTCCAGCCGGGCTGCCGTCATGATTCCAAGTTACCGGACCAGAACCCGTTGCAGTTCTGCCGCCGCCATGCGAACCGTCAACGTATGTGTTTACACCCTTTTCATACGCCTTTTCATAGCTTCTATCCCAGTTTGTGTTGCCCCGTGGTGTAAATCCATTCTTCATGCACCAAAGATTGATAGCAGCAAAAACGCCGTTCTGGTTAAGGTGCCAGCCCTCACCCTTTCTGCGGCATACTGCAAGCGCTGTGTCAAAGTCAATGTATACTTTAGGGTCTTTCATTGGCAGTGAGTATGCACGGTCATTGACCACGACGTTAATATACTTTGATACCCAGATAACTTCTTTTTCTACTCCGTCCACAATCCACCACGGCAATGTTTCTTGTGTTCCTCCGGTGATAATGTCGGAATACTTCATTTTTGGAATACCCACCATAATTGACGGCATACCCAAATCATCAAACTTTACTGCGTTGTTACCCCCAAAGGAAGCAACCGCCATTGCTAAATCATCAAAATTAGACATAATTCTTTATACCTCCAATCCCCAAAGAATAAGTGTGCAAAGCGACATATCAAACGGGATAGGCACTGGAATTTCTTTCGGTTCTCCGTTTTCGTCCTCTCCGTCTTCGATAACATCATAGCGTCTGGCAGGAATAACAATCTGCGCAGCGTACTTCTGCGCACGTCCTCCGGTGCCAATCACCACGCCGTCTTCTTCGTCAATACAAATGTCCAGTGACACTTCAAAATCTCTTTCACGGCTGGCAAGATTGATTGTTAATTCATCATCACCGAACGTGATTTTTTTACCGCCAGACAGTGCATATTCAATATGTGTGCCCGGTGTTTTTTCAACTACATTGATTTTATTAGTAGCCATAATACTTTCTACCTCCATTCTGGTTTCTTACTACCTCGCTGCTTCTGGCTGCGATAACCTCCGCTGCTTCTCTCTGTGCTGCTGTCCCGCTGCCCTGCACGCCAAAAGAACGCATAACCGCTTCTTCGTGCTGTCTGCGTTCCTCTGTCTTAATAATCACACCTGCTGCCATTAGTAAAACCCACCTTTCACATAAACTTTTACGGTCACGCTTTTTGCGCTTCCAGTGTGTGCCATCTTAAAACCATTCAGCAACTTTTCTGTAATAACAATGTCGCCCGGAAAACCGCCCGTGTAGTCCACTATTTCTGTTTCCACGGTGTAGTCCATGTGGTTTCTTTCAGTCTTCAGCGCAACTGACTGTGTAGAATTGTTGAACGGGTACTGCTGCGTATTCTTCAAAGTCACCGTTGCTGTTTCTCCCTGTAAGTCAGCTATTGCCTGCTGGTGGTGGATTGTAGAAAGCGCCATAAGCGCTGCCGTTTCTGTTGCATTGGAAATACCGTTTTCCATGTGGTTGAAGTTGGTTGCGTTCTGCGGTGTGCCCTGCTGAATGATTTCCCCCTCAACTGGTGTGTGCGTGATAGTTCCATCATCATTTCTGCTTTCCGTGTAGCGGTCTTCAAACTCTGTTACATGGTCCTGCCATAATTTCTGTTCGTACATCTTTACACCTCCTTTTCTGTAAAATCAAAAGTAAAGCGGTACAAAACGCCCTCTTGTACATTGTTCAGCGGAATATTTACCGCCTTGTCAGCCCACAATTTGTTGTTCTTGTTGTAAAGCTGTACCCTCTGCACCGTGGCTGTTCCGCTTACCTGCGGGGTAATCTGTACATATACAGCAACCCTGCCGTCTTTCAGACGTTCCCGGCGGTGTATCACCTTTTTTTCAGAAACGCCGTTGACGGTTACTTTTGCATAGGCAATGATATTGTCAATGAAATCTTTGAAATCATTGATTGCGTCTGTTGTCAACATGGCTTTTCACCTCCTTTATAGCTTCCTGCGGCTTCCGCACGGCTTGACGCCGTATGAAAACCCCATTGCCTGCGTGCTTGTCCCCACGGCGCCGCCCTGTGTCTGCTGCACCGTGCTTCTTTCCGGGACGGTTCCTGCTGCCGGGACTGTGAAGCGGTGTGCTTCCATTCTGTCACTTGCCGTGACCGTGGCACCGCTTGTCTGCCCTCTGGTATTCCTCTGTGGCTGTTCTCCGGCTTTTATCCGTCCTGCTGGTGTATTTGTATAGCCAAACGTATTCAACGCCGTGTCTGCGTCGATATGCGCCGCCTGCTGTGAAAATACCGTGTTTCTGTATGGCTTTGTGCCTGCTGCTGGTGCCGTGAATATGAAGCCTGCTGCTTCCGTTCCCACAATATAGGTTGCAGCGCCTATCCCGGCTTTTGTGTTTCTCTGTGGGTATGTTCCGGCGTTAAGTCTTCCGGTCAGCGGTGTTTTGTATCTGAAATACTCCCCGTGGGTGTATATGACGCCGTGGACCTGTCCTTGATAGGTCAATTCGTCCATGTGTGCAGATAATCTTTTATACATTTTCACTGCCCGGATAATAGCTGCGTAGTCTGCCGTTATTCTCTGGTTGGTCACATCAAGCACAATATGAAAGTGTCCGGGTTCTCCCTCATACTGGAACCACTCTTCCACTTCACTTTCTGGAAATAAGCTGCCCAGCGCTGTTTCAATGGCATATTTTGTGCCCATTTTCTTATGAACCTTGACACTGTTTTTCACTAAATCCCGTTTTGCTTCCAGTGGGTAATTGTAGTCGTACCAGTCAACGTGTAGGTCGTATGCCAAAATGTCCACCAGTTCTTCTGGCAATTCATCAAATCTGGAATATATCAGCACATTGTCAATTATCCCGGAAGTGTCCAGCAGTGCTGCTGCCGTGGCGTTTGCCAGTGCAACCATTTTGGGGTCTTTCTTTAGCGCTTCCGGCAGGCACTCTGAATAATCGGCATTGTAAATTGTTTTAGACATTTTCAATACCTCCATTCAGAACGCTTTTGTTTCCCAGCTTTGCAACCTTTATATCATCAACAACCGTGAATACTGGCTTTCTGACTTCAACACGTTTCACGCCTGCTTCCATCAGCTTTGCTGTTAGGTATGACGGGTTAATATCCCGCCCCATTTTGCTTGTCTGCCATGTCACGTACTCTTCTACTGCCTGCGTTGCCGCTGCCGCAATAACTGTGGCGCTGGCTGCGTCTGGCTGTGGGATATAAAAAGTCACATCAATGTCAAATGCTACCGTTTCCGGTGCAGATACCGTCACTTTGTCTGTAAGTGGTCTAATGTCAGAAGCGTTCAAGGCGTCTTCAATCTCTTTCAGTACCCCGGACGTTGCCTGCTGTCCATTCTGTAAAAGCACCCGGACGTCTACAACGCAAGGTTCTGGGCTTGTCACTGCCACGTCTGCCACGGCTGGTGATACGCTCTTTGTCCAGTATATGTACCCGTTAATAGGACCCGCCGTGCTGAAACTCTCCATGCTCTCACGCATACGCTCATAATAACTGGCGTCGTCCTCTTCTTCTGCGCCGCCGCTGGTCGCCGTGATGTTCTCTGCTTTCTGGTAGTAGTCGTATAGGTCAACCAGTTCTTTGACCTGCCCCGCTGCCAGATTATTTCCGACGTCGCCCGCTGTGGTACAAATTCCCTCAACGTCCCCATATGTCTGCCCGGCTTTTATTTCCAGATTTTCTTTTGTTTCAAATAAAATTGCACCATCAAAAGAAATTCTTGTGCCCGCAGGAATAATCACTGATTGTTTCTGCGCTTCTGAAATATAAAAACGGAACATTGCAGACGCTGGGCTTGCTGGCAGTCTTTCCAAGTCCTTGAATAATTCTGCCAAGCTGTCCAAGTATTCACCGTCTGCATAACGTGGCACGTTCTTTTTTGCCGTTTCATTGATAATGACACGCTGCTGAACAATGATATTTGCAACCCATGATATGAAAAGCCTTTCCGGTGACGCCGGGTACACTTTGTATCGTTCACGCCCCGGCACCTGCTGTACAAAGTTTTCATATAGTGCAATCAAGTTACTTTCTATTGTTTCCGTGTCGGTTTCCACAAAGTCAATGTCTGGGTATTTTCTGTCACTCATTGTCTGTTTCCACCTCCTCTAAATAAATAATAGGTATTGTGCGCCCTGTGGCTTCGTCATGTTCAAATGTAATGTCTGCAACCTGCGCCCGTGGTTCAAATTCTTCTATCTGGTCGTACAGATAGCCCACCAGTATATTTTCAACTACTGGCTGCGGTCTTCCGTATAGGCTGCCGGGCAAACCAAAATCACGGAACATAGGGCAGGAACCCTGCACCGTGTCCAGAATAACCGCAATATTTTGTATGACTGCTTGATGGTCATTTGCTGGTGCAAGGTCAATTTCTGTCAATAGTGACCCGTCGCCCCTTATCACGTCCATGTTTCATCACCTCTTTGGATATTCTTTTAGTGTCACGTCTGCTGTCGCAGCCCAGCAGTTGCCTTTGTTGTCATAGCGTTTCAATGTGCTGCTAACGCCTGTTATTACCCACTTATAAGAGCCGTATTTCTTGCCACCTAAAACCAGTGTTGAAACATTGCCCTTGTTGCACATTTTGTTCAATTTCTTAATTTCATTCAGTGGGTTTGTTCCATGAAATACACTGAACGCCATTTTGAAACTGATTGTTCCGGGTTCCGGTCCTAAAAACTCCAATACATCACGCTTAATGTGTCTGTCGTGCGTTGCATACTTCGCAGACACTTTCCAGCTTAATTCATCAAAGGTGCGCACGGTGTTTTCTGAAACTGAAAAAACCAGACTTCCCAGACTTCCTATTTTTGCCATGCTCTACACCTCCCCGATTATGAAGCCGTCGCCGTCGCCGTCTGGAACCATTATGCAAAGCACCATATCATTGACGCCCGGCGTCCACTCTGTCACAAATGCTTCATGGTTGTGGCTTACTTCCTTTAACATTTGCCCGTTGTAGTCATATTTCAGTGTTGTTTTTGCTGTCTGCCCCTCTGCCCCGCTTTCCATTGCTGGCACAACGTACACTGGGCGTTTTATAATTCTTAAATCACCGGAAGTGATACCGCCTTTGTCCTTGAACTTCACACGGGCTGTCATTTTGCTGGCGTTCACACTCTGCACGGTGCCAAGCCGCACTATGTTTTTTAACTCTGTCATGTCTGCCATTAGTAGCCCTCCAATACCTGTTGTAATTCAATCTGTGTTGTATATCCTCCCGTCAATTTGTGGGTCGCTTTGGTAATCTTGTACTTTCTGTCAAACTTCTGGAAGCCTTTTAATTTAACTGTGGCACCTGCCACCAGCTGCACATCACCAAGCATTGTGAAACTTGCTGTAAACTGCTGTGTGTTCTTTTCACGTAGCCGTTTTTTTGCCAGTTCGTATGCTTCATTTGTGCTTCTGACCTTTTCGTTGACTTCAAGTGTTTGCCCGGTTCCCTCTGTGCTGTCTGCCGTGTATGTGCTTTCAATCGTTTCTTTGCTGTCCGGGTCCGTATACGAAACATGGCAGCTGGTGTATGCTGTATCATGCAGGCTGGTTCCCAGCTTGTATGAAATATAATCACCGCTGCCATATTTTATGGTTTTTATAGGTGGCTTGCTGTCATACTCTGCGGCGTCATAGATAACCACATTCATTGTGGTTACTTTCAGCGCAAGCCCTGCCGCTTTGCATAATTTCTGCAAAAACACAATGTCTGACGTCTGCACCTGCTCTTTTCTTTTGTACTTCGGTATGTTGTCCGCAATGTACATCAGTTTCAAGTTGCTTTCAGACGCTATCTGTTCTGCAATCACTTTCAAATTGGTGTTTTCCCACGCCTTTGATTTTCTTTCTACTCTCATTTTGGAAGTATAAGGAATTGACGTGCCCTTTAGTGTGATTTTTGTTGGCGGTCCGCTGGCGTCTACGCTGTCCAGTTCAAATGTCCCACAGTCCAGCACGGCGTCTTTGCCGTTATCGTGCCAGTTCTTCTGGACAATCGTTGCTGTTATCAATTTAGGGTCAGACACTTTCTTTGTTGTTTCTTTCGTTTCTGTGACCGTCTGTGTTGCTGTACCGCCCGTTGTGATTTTGAAAACCTGCCCCGGATATATTAAGTTAGGGTTTTTAATATTGTTTTCAGAAGCAATCTGCGGGTATTTTGTACCGCTTCCCAGATACTTTTTGGCAATAGCCCAAAGCGTATCACCTTTTTTGACCACATAATTGACAACGCTTGCAGCTTCAACCTGCTTTTGCACCGTCGTTGTGGTCTTAATGAAAGTCGGCTTTACTTCCAGCCAGCTTCCCAGCCACTTTCTTTCTCTATCATCAAACGCAAGCTGCAAATCGTCTGCGTTGTCTTCGTCTTCATCAGTGAAAGTAAGGCTGCTTAAATATTTATTTATATCTGCCGGGACTTTTACGTTTTGAAATTTCAGCCGCAGTTCCACCCGGCGTGCCATGTCTTTTGCGCTCATTCTACGTCAGCAGCCCCCTTTTCCACGGTGGCAGTTCCAAGTCTTCTTCGTCTTCCACTTCCGGGATTGTTAATACAACCCCGGCGGGGAAAACGAAGGTGCTGGCGTACTTGACATTGGCTTTCATCAGCTTATCTGTATGCAGGACACTTCCCATTTGTTCAAATGCTATCTTGTCCCACATATCCCCAGATATTGTTGTGTAGCTTTTAGTCATATTTCTGCCGCTTCTCCTTGTCTTCTTTTTCGTCCAGCAGGTCTTCAACGTCACGCAGCAACTTTCTGTTGTTCTCTTCCAGTTTTGCGTCCAAGTCTTCCGGCTTGTCCCCGTTGATAACTATTGTCGGACTGTTGTTTATAGTTACGTTGTTTGCACTTCCACCGCCACTTCCTGCGCCTGCTGTTACCTCTGGCGCTGTGTTGTAGTTATTCACCGTCTGCGGTGCTGTTGTGGTCTGTGCTGTTGGCGCTACCGCTGCCGCTGTTGTGGCTGCTGTATTCTGTGCAGCCAGAATGTTTCTTGTCTGGTCCGCTGTAAACACCGTGCGCCCCGGTGCGTTCGTGATTAACTCCGGTCCCGCTTCACCAGCAATGAACGTGTCTGGTGTGTTTTTTGAACCTTTCGCCAGCATAGGTATTTCAGATATGTTTATACCTTTTCCACCTACACCCGGCACCCAGTCTGGCACTTTTACTTTGTTCAATCCACGTATAACCGTGTTGACCGCGGATATAATGCCGTTGATAACTCCCGTACACACTGACTTGATACCCTGCCAAATTCCAGAAAATATTTGCTTTATGCCCTCCCAAGCCTGCCGCCAGTTCCCGGAAAATACACCAGTTATGAAAGTGATAATTCCATTCAGTACGGTTGCAATTCCAGAAATTACACCGGAAATTGCTTGAACTCCGCTTTGTACGATAGACTGGATTGTTGGCATTGCAAATTGTATTGCTGCTAAAATTCCTTGAATTATTGGTGAAACTATGTTCCAGATTGTCGTCAGTGCTGTTTGTATCGCAGGTAAAAGCGTTTGCAATACGTTTGTCACCACTGGCAAAATTGCTTGAATTGCTGCGGAAATTGCCGGAAGCACCGTGCTACAAATAAAGCTGAATAATTCTGAAATAATCGGCAAAACATAAGTTGAAATGAATGTGATTATTTCTGAAATAATCGGCATAAGACCAGCAATGAAACTTCCTATCACCGGAATAATTGCACCGATAAAATCAGCAATGCTTTGTATAATCTGCATAATGGTTGGGGCTGCCGCTTGAATAAAGCTAACAATCCCCGGTATTACCTGTGTAACAATCACCTGCAATACCTGTTCTGCAACTGGCACAACGTATGTGGTTATAAAGCCCACAACCTCTGAAACTGCGTTCTTTACTGTTCCCAGCACATTTACAAACGTGTCAAAGACTGCTGCGCCTTTATCTCCGAACAATTCTTGTATCTTGTCACGGGCTGCACCTATGTTCCCATCAGAAAACACATTCTTTATGGTGTCGCCTATGTTGGTAATGACCGAAACAATCTTGTCAAAGACTGCCAACGCTTCATCACCAAAGGTTCGCTGTATAAATCCCCTTATCTCTTCAAGATGGTTCTTTACAAGCTGTATTACTGTAATAATCGTTGTGATAACGCCCACAACTGGCAATATCTTTCCTGCAATACCTCCAAGTGGTCCCAGTGCTGTTTTTGCAAGGTTTCCAATAGGACCCAGCACCGTTTTTACCGCATTTCCCAGCGGTGCAATCAGTGTTGTTGCCTTGCTAAATGCTCCGGTAATCCCCTTTGTTATGAAGCCACCTACTTTTCCAAGTGGGCTGTTTGCAATCGCACCGCCTACCGTTCCAAGTATCGGACCCAGCTTGCCGCCAATTAGTGAAAATGGTTTCAGCATAAGTCCCAGCATTTTTGTTCCGGCTCCTGTCAATGCTCCGCTTGCTTTTCCTGCAATTCCTAAAAAGCCGCTGACAATGGACTGCTTCACGCCGCCCATAAAGCCTGTTACTGCTCCAACAACTCTGTTGCCACTGAATATATTACCTATTGCAGAACCTACGCCGCCCATAGCGCCTTTTACATTGCCAAAGTATGACAATATACCGCTTCCAGCTGTTTTCAGCTTTTCCGCAAAACTTACGCTTGTTGCTGCGTTTTCAATAAATCCGGCACGCAGTCCCAGCAGTTTTTTTGCCAGTGACAATATGCCGTCTTGCGCTGATAATGTAACCAGCTTTGTTGTCAACATTCCCACTTTCAATGCTGCCAGCCCCGCTGCTACCTTTAGGGCTGTTTGCACTAATTTGGGGTTTGCTGCTGCAAATTCTGAAACTTTAGTGACCACAACCGCCACTTTGTCTGCCAGATTTCCGACAATCGGCAGTAAGTTTTGACCAAGAACAATGCCCAAGTTTGCTATACTGTTCTTTGCCTTTTCCATTTTGGCTTCTGTGGTGTCTTCCATTTTGGCAAATGCGCTGTCTGTTGCCCCAACGCTGTTTACCATGTCTTGTACGCTTGAATTGAAGCCGTCAACTCCGTTTGACAGAAGCGACATTGCCGCTTTTCCGGCTTCTGAACTGCTGAACATATCAGATAGGGCAAGACCAGACTTGCTGGCTTCTTCCTGTATACCTCCCAGAATTTCCCCAAGTGATTTACCGCTTGCCATCAATTCTGCAAAGCTGCCGCCCATCTTCTGCCGCAATAGCTTGTCTGTCGTACTTCCAGACTTTGACAACTCATTTAACATACTGTTCATGTATGTTGTCGTTTCTGCGGCTGCAATACCTTTGCTGGTCATTATTGCATATCCGGCGCATAACTGTTCCAGCGAAACATTGCTGGCGTTTGCAGTCGGTATGATTTTACCCATACTGCTTGCCAGTTCTCCTACTGTCACTTTACCTTTGTTCTGCGTCTGTACCAGCATATCTGATACCGTGCTTACTTTGTCCGCACTCATGCCGTATGCGTTCAATACGGTTGTTAATACGTCCAGCGTTTGCGAACTTTCCGCAAATCCGGCTTTTGCTAACTTCGTACTGTTTGTAACAAAGTTTACGGCGTCACCTGTCTTCTGTCCGGCAGATATAGCGTTGTACACATCATCAGCAATGGCATTGGCTGCAATTCCTGTCTTGTTTGACAGTTCCATTATCTGTTGTGACAATGTGCCCAGTGGGACTTCCTGCGTATCTGCAATGGTTCCCACCTTTGCTATTGCTTTTTCGTACTGCTGCGCTGCCTGCACGGGTCCTGCATACACTGCGGCGGCTACGGCACTAATTGCGCCAATAGTTCCCAGCAGTTGTCCTTTTGTCTTTGAAATGCTCTGTTCTACCTGCTGTTGCTTGTCATTCAGTTTTTGCAACGTCTGCTGTGAAGTTTGCAGCTTTTCATAAGACTTTTGCAGTCTTCCGTTGGCTTCTTCCAGATTATCCGTATTTACTCCGGCTGCTTTCAGTTCGTCGGCATAACTGTTTAATTGTTTTTCCTGTTCTTCGATTTTGGCAGTGGTCTGTTGTATCTGGTTTTCATTCTTTTCAAGCTTCTTCCGCAGTGCTTCTGTGGGTTCGCCTGTCTGCTGCAATTCCTGCTGTAATCGGTCATGTTCTGCGTTAAGCTGCGCCAGCCGTTCTTTGTTCTTGTCAATAGCGGCAGACTGCTTTGTGTAGCCGTCAATCTTTGATTGCAGGGAATTGACATTTTTTAAGCTGTCCCGTAACTGGTTATTGGTGTTAATTGCGCTTTTGAATGTGCTGTTAAAATTGCCACCCAGCGACGCTTTCAGCTTAAAAAGCAGTTCAAATTCCTTTTGTGACCCTGCCAAGCTGTTTCACCTCCCTACGCATTATTGCTGTTCTGTTTCTGCTCTTCCGCTTCTTCTTTTTCCACTTCATTTATGGTTTCAATCCATGCAAAAAGTCTGCGTATAGGCATTTGCAGCCAGAACGGGACGGGCGTATGTGAAGCCCTTGACATTTTGTATATCTGCTTTCTTATGAACTTTGCGGGTTCTTTAATTTTTAATAGCCCGCAGCAATTAAAAAATCCCTTGCTTTGTTCTTAATCTTCATGTAATCACCTACCGGAAGACGTCTGATTTCATCAGAAGCAACCCCCGCAGCTTTTGCCGCAAGAATACACTGGAACGCAGAGGAAATTTCCGGTGAAAGTGCATATTTGTTCTGGTCTGCAAGTTCCTGTTCTACTGCTTCAATATCTTCACCAGTTAAATTGTCAAAATAGAAAGTTAATTTTGTATACTTCTTTCCCTCAATCTCTCTGGGCTTTTTGAATGTGTGTGTATAATTCAAACTGCCGTCTTCTTCCTTGTCTTTCTTCTTGTCGTCAAAATTGACCACGCCGCTTGCCTGTGCTTCCTGCATTTCCTTTTCCTGCTCTGTTACCTGCTCCATGTTTTCAGTTGTATTTGTTGTATCTGACATTGTTTATTCCTCCATATCTTTGATTTTAGGCAGGAAAAAACCAGCGGTCTTCCCGCTGGCTCCTGCTGTCTTTTTTACTTGCCTAATGCTTTTCTGACGTCCTTTAAGTAATCTTTGCCATTGATAATGCACACAAAGTTTAACGGGTCAATTTCCGTTACCTTTGAACCGTCCAAGTACATTGCATAGTATGAAACGGCATATTCACCGCTTACATCAGCTGTTGAAGCTGCTGCAACTTTTCCAAGTGCTGTCTTCTTCGGCTTTACTTTCATAATGTGCTTAACGCCGGACACTTCGTTTGCGCTTGTGCGCAGGTTCATTCTCTGCTGTGCAACTCGCAGGTCAATTCTGTGTACCCGTGGTTCCATCAGCTTGACTGCTGCCGCTGTGACAGTTCGGAAATTGAAAGTTGTTGACATTGCATTTAAGTGACCGATAATGATTTCTTCGATATTTCCCGCAATGCCTGCGCCGCTCAACTCTTCCGTCATGTACTCCAAGTCTGGCAGTGTCACTTCTGTGGTTCCCAGATACTCTACGGCGTCTTCGTAAATCGCATAGTTAATAACTAATTCGTCAACTTTTGACATTCTGTTTCACCTCCTGTTATGCTGCCACCAGTGCTGCAAGATATGACAAGTCATATTCAAGCACAAAGTCCATTTTCTGCATTGGTGATGGCGGCGTCATATAAATGTGAAAACGCACAATTCCTGCTGCAAGCTGGCTTGTGCTGTTTTCGCTTTCGTTGAACTCCACACGTCCACCAATGATTTTTTCATCAGTTGCAAGGCTTGCCAGCCAATCATTGATTGACTGCACAACTGCGTCAATCAGACGTCTTTTAATTCCTCTGTCAATGTAGTTCCAGTACGTCAAAATAAGCGTCTTTGCAACCCACTTGAACATACGGTTGATACAGTAGAAATAGTCCGTCACGTCTGTGTTGGCAGGATAACAAGCCGTATAATTTCCCCAGCTTACAAAGCCATTAAAGAAATTAAGTGCAGTCACAACGCCGTTTTCGTTTAAGTAGTTTGCCTGCTGAATATCCATGACTACTTCCGAACCGTCCGCAGTAACCATTCTGTCTGCCTGTATACCCTTGTTTGAAGCACTTTCGCAAGGTGTGCCGCCGCCGTACTCTTCCGCATTGTCTACGGCTGACATACTGGCTGCAAGCTGTGTTGAAAGATTGAAAACTCTATCTCCCAGCGCAACTTTAGGGAAGCAGACAACTTCTGTTCTTTTTGTGAAGTTTTTCTGTTTCTTCCATGCTGGCACTTCCGTGTAGTATGTCGCCCCGGTTTCTGCCGTGCAGTCAATGTCCAGAATTGCTTCACCCTCAAACAGTCCGTTGATATTCTCTGCCTTTGCAGACATTACAGCTGCAACCTCTGCGTCATGTGACCAATTCGGACACAAAATAAGGTCTGGAACCTTTGTATAAAGTGGAAATACATTGTTAATCAGTTCAAGTCCGGTTGTCTTGTGTGTGCTTACGCTGTAACCGCCGATAATATCACTTTTTGTGACCTGTGAAGCGTCCACGGCGTCATATTTCACGGTAAGTTTTCCTGTGGTTTCTTTTAAGAACTCCACAACGCAGTTTGTGTCGCTGTAAAATACTTCGTAATCTTCCCCGGCTGTCTTTCCTGTGATTTCCACACTGCCTGCGATTGCTTCCGCAGGTAATACAATCTGACCGTCTACAACGTCTATCTGTGTTTCATCAACTGTTTTCTTGTGCTTCTTAGGGTCAAGAACATTTACAAAGAACACCTGCGCAGAATTGAACAATGTAAACGCTGTGTAAATCTCTTCACAAAGACTGTATTTCTTCCAGTCGTCGGAATATCCCAACGCCTGCACTGCTTCTTTGTAGCTTGAAGCCATAATGACTTCATTTACTTTTCCGTTTACCATCTGCACGGGTGCTGTTCCAACCACAAAATGCACGCCAGTATCTACGGACACGGGCGTGATTGCGCCATTGTTTGTCTTGCTGGCGTTTACTCCATGTGATACGTCACTCATTTGTTATACCTCCTGTTCTGCATATGCAAGGGCGGCAGCCTTTAAGTCTGAATAATACTTGTTGTATACATTCCCGGTTGTCTTCACCTTGTCTTTCTTGTCTGCCAGTTCGGAAATAGGAACCAGCATTTTTCTTACAAGCGGGAACTTTTCAAGAATGAAAGAAAGTTCTTCTTCAATCTCTTTGTCTGTTCCCTCAAAAATCTTGTTGCATGGCAGCATTGCTTTTGGCAGGTTCGGTCCAATGTAAATCAGCTTTACTGTTTCCGACTGCGTATTTGCCGTTTTTACGGCTTTTTCTTCTGTTGTGGTATTTTCTACCGCCTGCACCTTTTCAGTGTCCTTTTCGGCTGCTGTGGCGCTTGCTGTGGTCGCTTTTGCCATTTTGTCTTCCTCCTGTCTATAAATTGTGCAAAATCTCTGCCACATCACGTTGCGTGACTGGCATACTCCAATTTGTCACCATTTCGCCCATGTAGTATGGCGGCGTGGTGTCTTGATATACGATATATTCCAGCGGCAGTTCCAAAGCAAATTGACCGCCGCCGATTGTCCCGGCTTTCTTCAATTCGCTGCGCACTCTCAACATCAGATTGAGAAGTGCCAGCGGTCCGTCCTGCCCATCTTCTGAATACACCGCAAATATTATTCTTACTTTGCAGCTGTCTTCCTCTGGTTCGCCTGCTTTCTTGTCGTCCGTCCCTGTTAGGAACTTTAACAGAATGTATGGCACTTTCTGTTGTACGTCGTCTGCTTCCGGCAGCCCCATTTTATAAACTGCTGCTGCTCTTTCTTTTTCTTCGCTGCTTCCCGTTCTGGTTCGCACTGGCAAAATAATGTCAGACGTTTTGGAACTAATGAATTTCTGCAATTCTTCCAACAAAAAAACTGGTGTCATAATTCTTTACCCTCCATAACCATTCAAAATCCTGTTCATTTCGTGTATAATTCTTTCGTTTACCAGTTCTTGTGCTTCCTTTTCCAGCCCGTCTATAATATCTTCGTTTCCCACCATCTGCGCTGCTGATAGTCCCATTTTTTCTTCAATCGGAAAACGCTTGTGCCCTGTCCTCTCAAATACTCCGGTGTGACCATTGCTTTTCATTTCCGCAATAAAAGCGTCTTCAAATGGTGTCCCGCTACCGCCTTTTTTAACTGCTGCCCGCACCTGTTTTCCAGTTCCAGGCTTCGTCGGCGTTACTTTGAATTTGTACAGCGGTATTTTCACGCCAGAAAACGAAACAAAGCCCGCAAGGTTTCCCGTGCTGGCTTTGGTTATATTTATTCTGGTTGCTTTCGTCAGTGCTGCGCCATTTACGGCATATACGGTTTTTACCTGCTTTATTGCCTGTGTCTTCACTCTGGAAATACCACGGTTCATAGCGCTGGCAAATACTCTTTCTGCACCTTTTGGAACGTCTGCCAGCAGGGTTCCCACTCTTTCTATTGCGTCAGATGTTATTTCAATCATTCTTCCAACATCTCCAATTCAAGAATTATTTCCCCGTCCTCGCAGTCTGCTTTTGAAATGTTATATAGATTGATTGCCCCGGCTTCGTCAATTTCAAGCTGGCGTCCTTTTTTTGGAACGCAACCAAAATCATATAATGACATATAGACCAGACAAGAAGCACGGTTTATGCCCTCTGCATTGTCCCCGTTTCTTCTCTGCCGTTCGTCGGCTGCCGTGTGGTCAATGATTATGGGCAAATAGTGTTTCTTGCCTTGATACCATATATCAGTCATAGTTGCCATTTCTCCGCAGTTGTGAAACACTTTCATGTCACTGGCAAGCTGTGCTTTGAAGTCCATTAGATAGGTGTTGCAACAAACCAGCTGTCTACATCATGCGGAACGCATAACGGTGCAGAAGACAGATTGAGGAAGCGGCGGGCAGGCTTGCGTTTTGTCCATGTGTCCGGTACATATTTACCCTCTACGGTCATAAAGTTGCCGTCCGGCTCCTTAATAAGTGTGATTGCTCCATAGTACATGGAATAATCAGCGTTTGTGCTTAACAGTGCCAAGCTGTCAGCAGGTACAAGCGGCTTGTCCTCCGGTTTGTCCGGGTTTGTCCAGTCGTCAAGATACCACTCATTGTACTTGTAAATATCAAGTCCCAGTTCGTGAATTGTTCCAAGGTATGTGACGCCGTTCGGTAACTGTTTAGGCTGTATAACCGCAAGATTGAAGTTTTTCACATCAAGCATTTTCTGCACCTTTGCATGATTTACAAACGCATTTGCAACGTCGCCACCCATAACGCAAATATCGCAGTTTACAAATCCGGTCTTCTGTACGGTTTCGTGCCAGCGCTTCAAATCTGCGATAGGGTCGGAAGTGTCAGCAGTCCACTTCTTCGCTGCTGTTGTGATTTTCTCTTTGTTTGTAAAAGAGAAGTCAATCACTTCATTTACTCCGTCGCCAATGATAGGGATTGTGCCAGTAAAAATGGTCTGTACGCACATTAACTCTTCACGGCGTAAAATCATTTCTCGCAGTTCCTTGAAATCATCAGCCATTTTAAGCACTGCACGTTCCGCAGGTGTTCTGCCAGAATAAAGGCTTTCACCCGGTCTGCGCTGTAAAAGGTCGTCAACCGTTGTGACCTTTTCCGGTGCAACTAAAGGTGGCGTGTAGGTCTTTGTTTCATAGCCAGTGTTTGGCACTACCTTTCCACCAATTACACGGCTGACAAACGGTGCAACCTTTCTGCTTCCTTTCTTGAAATCAACATCAACATTCTTTGTTACGAATGTTTCTTCATGCTTGAAAAATGTACTTCTAAAAAAAGTACGCACGGGCGGTAATTTCTGAACCACTCTGCCCATTGTTCGTGGTTCGTAAATAGATACTTCATTTGCCATTGTTGTTTTTCCTCCTTATCTCAAAAAGATTGATACTTTTCGCAGTGCTTCTTTGATTTTTGCTAAATCTGCCCCGGCTTCAAGTGCTAATGCGTCAGCGAAAAACTCACCTGTCATGTAATATGTTACTGGTTCTCCGCTGCCTGCTGCCGCAGCAGCAATACCGATTGCGCTTGCTTCGCTTCCTTTTGCAACCGGAATAATTTTATTGTCATTTGCAGCGTCAATCATTACTGGTGCATATTCCTTGATAGCTGCATTTGCTGTTCCTGTTTCCGGTACTGTTGGAAAATCACCAGCAAAAAAATTCTTCGGTGTGATTTCTCTTTTTTCTACTGCATATTCACCCATTTGCTTGTACCTCCTTATTTCTCATCTGGAAACAACTTGTCAATAGCGGCATCAAACACGTTCTTGCCGTTCTCTCCTGCGTTGTCCTCCGGTGCTGCTCCCTGCACGCTGTTTGCACCGCCTTTTTCTGCGTCCTGCTGGCGGTTCTGAATGTAGTTGCCGCCCGCTTTGTTCTGCTCTGAAATGATTTTAACTGCCATTTCCTGCGCAGAAATAGGGTTGTCAAACTTTGCGTCCTTTGCGATTGCGTCATAGTTGCCATTTGCCAAGTCTTCAATGCCTTTAATTCTGGCACGTTCTGTGGCTGCTGCTTCATTCTGGATTGTCGCTACTAAATCCGGGTATGCGGCTTTTAGTGCGTCAACCGTTGTGATTTTGTTTTCTGGTACTGCCATTTGTGGTTCCTCCTTTTCCTGTGGCTTGTTGATAGGTTCTGTTGCACTATTTACTAAACTACCCGGATTTTGATTGTGCGGGCTGTTTAATAACTGGGTTGGAATACTCTTGAACATGGAAACGTCAATAGGCACTGAATTGACAACGATTTTTGAAGAATTTTCAACAACTGTTGTGCTGTCTTCAAACATCAATTCATCACAAAAGCCGTTTTCAACGGCAATGTCGCCCGTCCACCATGTTTCATTTGACATAAGCTGTTCTATGTCCTCTGTCTTTTTGCCAGTCTTGCTGGCATATGTATTGACAATGCTTTGTTTAATCACTTTCAGTTCATCAGCCATCTTCAAAAAGTCTTCTGCTCTGAAAGTGTCCCAGACTGTCATTGCTGGGTCATGTATCATAAATACACCGTTTCTGGCAATCTTGATTGTGTCGCCTGCCATAGCAATAATTGTGGCTGCGGAAGCTGCCCAGCCATCAATTTTGACTGTCACTTTCGCTGAACAATCTTTCAATCTCGTAAAAATCGCATTTGCTGCGAACACATCACCGCCGCCGCTGTTAATGCGCACGATAATTTCTGGCACATCACCAAGCGCCGCAAGTTCTTGATTGAATTGCTGTGGCGTCACCCTGTCTTCCCACCATGACTGCTGGCTGCTTATTGCGCCGTATAAAAGCAGTTCTGGCGGCTTGTTCCCTGTTGCCGGGATAAA